CCGCGACCTCGACGACGAGGCGCTTGCCGAATTGCTCGCCATAGCGCGGCAAATGCGAAAGCTCGCCGCCGTCGGCATCCGAAAAACCGCCGGAGTCCGCAAACCGAAAGCCGATAAAGAATCGCTGGACGCACTCATATGAACAACCGCCGCCGCATCATCGAAGCCGCTACCGACGCACTTGCCAAAGAACTCATCGACCGAGGGCGCCTCATTGAGGGCGGCTTCGCTGCCTTCGCCCACTACGTCATTCCGAAGGACGCCCCCGCGATCCAGCTTCGCGAAATGCAAATAGCCTTCATGGCGGGCGCAGAACACTTGTTTTCCAGCATCATCGGCATCTTGGACCCCGGCCAAGAACCAACCGACGAGGACCTTCGCCGCATGGATTTGATCGCAAAAGAACTCGATGAATGGCGCGGGCGTATCTCCGAGCGTATGCAACCAGCGCAGGGGAACGCTTGATGATCGAAACCATCCTCGCCTTTGCGCTAGTGCTGCCGCCTTCCCGTTTCGACCACCCATACAGCGGGGCGGAGTATGTCGTGTGGGGCACCCGTGAGCAAACTCTCTCTCGCTGCCGCAATGTGTCCGACATTGCGTGTATGTACGACCTTACAGCGCATGACTGTATGATCGCCTTCAACATCGACTTCATGCAATACACAGCCATTGTTCTCCGCCACGAAAGGGCGCACTGCAATGGCTGGTCCGCAAACCACGAACCATAAACCTCACCACCACAAGGAATATCGCAATGTCCGAAGAACTCAAATCCATCCTGCCTCAATACATCGACTCGACAATGATGAGTTGCTTCCGTTCTTGCGGGGAGAAATTCCGCAACGAATTCATCCTCGGCCTTCGACCAGCAGCCTTTTCCGTTGACCTTCACGCGGGCGCTTGCTTCGCCACCGGCATTGAGGAAGTCGGCAAAGCCGTTCACGAGGACGGCCTCCCGCTAGAAAAAGCCTTCGCGAAAGCCCACGCTGCGTTCATGGACGCATGGGGCGATTTCGTTCCCGAAAAGGACACACCAAAAACGCGCGAGCGCACATGGGAAGCCATCGAGGAATACTTCGCTGCCTTCCCCCCACTCACCGACCACATACAGCCATACTTCGTAAGCGGCAAGCCGACCTACGAATTCACATTCGCCATCCCTCTAGAGCCATGCACCGATGAAGCCGCATGGAAAGCCCTTCAGGCAGAAGGCAAAGCCCAAAAGCTTTTCCCCATGCATCCTTCCGGCAGCCCTTTCATTTATTGCGGGAAGCTGGATCGCCTTGGCTCCTGGAGCGGAAAGGTGGTAGGCCAGGACGAAAAGACCACAAAGAGCATAGCCTCAAATTGGTCCGACCAATGGAACCTTCGCTCACAATTCCTCGGCTATTGTTGGGCATTGCGGCAGAATGGCCTCGCCGTCGATACCATCGCCGTGCGAGGCGTTGGCATCCTCAAAACGAAAATCACCATCGTCGAAGCGATCAAAACCTATTCCGATATGCTCATTGATCGCTGGCACGAACAGCTCAGGCGGGACTTATGGCGCCTTCGTCAATGCTGGGACGAAGGGCGCTTCGACTTCAACCTCGCGGACGCTTGCACAACCTATGGAGGCTGTGCCTTCAATGGCCTTTGCGCCTCGCCTAATCCGGAAGCCTGGCACCATCAATTCGCCATCCGGCGCTGGAATCCGCTCGAAAAAAATCCCGTCGAAGGGAAAGCCGAAGGGAAGGCAGCATGAGACTCAACCTCGACAGCGAGGACGTTTCCCTCCTCGAACTAACCATTGGCGAAGTCCGCACCTTCCTCGACAACGGCGACCATATCGAGCGGATCGACACCATGCTTGACGAAGCGCAAGCCCGCGCCAAGCAATACGACACTGTGCAATACGTCGTAATCGAGGTAAAGCCATGACGAACGTGACGCGATTACCTTTCACGCTTCGAGGCCGTTGCCGAGTCATCGGCATCCACGAACACATCCGCACCATCAGCGGGCGGAAGGACACCGTCGGCAATGCCGTCCTCTCGCAAATCTCCCTCGGCTGGTTCATCCACACCGACTTGGACGACGCGGGCATCTCCTTCGGCTATGGGAACGAAAAGCCTCCACTCGCCGTGGGCGATATGCTAGAGCTTTCCCTCGTAAAGGTCGAACCGAATGGACAGTGAGCCTTACCTAATTGCCCACAAGGTTCGAGGCGCGCCTGCTCTCGACATCGCCGTGCAAATGCACGTTGCCGACGAGGTGTGGTGGATCATCCCCACCTCCGGCCATCGCGCATATCCATATTGGCACGAATCCCTTCAGTGCCTCACTATCGAAATGCTTCCCGACGGAAACATCGTAACAACGACTCCCGCCGGAGAGCATCTTATTCCATTCCTACCAAACAACTGGCCTGACCACTACGCGATCAACGACAAAGTGAAGCCAAAGCTCTCCGTAATCGAACAACAACCCACCACATTAGAGGAACTCATATGAAGCTACGTCCATCCAGCACCCTCCTCATCGGCCCCGCCGGAACTGGCAAAACCACTTCCTTAACCTCCATCCTTGCCTCCGGCCTCAAGCTGCGGCTCTTGGCCACCGAACCATCCGCGCCCGCTCGCGTTATCGAGGAGGCGCAGAAGCGTAAAATCCCCCTCGAAGGTTTCGATTGGTGCTTCATTTCGCCCGCGGTTCCAGCATGGGAGTCGCTAATCAAAAGTGCCGAAATCGTCAACGCCATGTCCCTAAAGGACATTGCCGACATGCGAACCGGCATCGCGAAGCCGGACGGGAAGCAGTGGATTTCCATGCTCAAGGCCATTGCCGATTTCCCCTCCGACCGCACGGGCGCACTGCTTGGCGACGCAACGGAATGGGGAGCCGATTGCGCTTTCGTAATCGACGGCCTTACTGGCCTCTCGACCATGAGCCGGAACCTCACCGTCGGCCTCAAGCCGAATCCCGCCCCCGGCGAATGGGGCGTGATGCAGAGCAACATCTTGACGCTAATGCAAAAGCTTTGCAGCGACATGAAATGTATGTTCGTATGCATCGCGCATGTGGAGCGCGAGAATAACGAACTAACCGGACTGAGCAATATCACAGTCTCGACCCTTGGCGCAAAGCTCGCCCCGAAGCTTCCCCCGCTTTTCACCAACGTCGTCTATGCGAAGCGCATCGCGAGCGATTTCATCTGGTCAACAGCCGATAGCGGAGTGGACACTAAGAACGGCGACCTGCCGCTTAGTGATCGCCTCGCACCCTCTTTCAAGCCGATCATCGACGCTTACCGATCTCGGCATGAAGCCGCCACGGAGTCGGCAATCGCTACTCCGCAACCTCAAACCACAAAGCTTCAAATCGCAACCTGAAAGGAACTTGCCAAATGGCATTCGACCCTAATGCTTTCATGAGTACACCAGCAGATCCGCTCCCGACGGCGTATGAGGTTATTCCCGAAGGGGAATACCAAATGCTCCTCGACGCAGACCCGAAGATGCTTGAAGTCCGCAAGATCGAGGGCGTGTCGAAAAACACCGGCGAGCCGTATTTGTTCTACCAAATCGAACTGTCCTGCCTCGTCCTCGACGAAAAGGTGAAAGCGAAACTCGGGCGTGACAAAGTCACCGCTCGGATGCGCATCAACCTCGACTTCGACGACGCGGGCAAGCTGACCGCAGGTCCGAACAAAAATGTAGCTCTCGGACAACTGCGCGAAGCTCTCGGCCAAAACAAGCCCGGATGGACGCCGCAGCAGTTGCTCGGCGCCGGTCCCTTCATTGGCCGCATCAAGCACACCTCCTCCAAGACGAACCCGGAGCAGAAGTTCGCGGAAGTCGTCAAGGCGGGGAAGATCACTTAACTAGCACTATGCCTCAGTGAGGGCGGTGTCTCCAACGCAACCGAGGTGGCAACGGGCGACTAGATCAAGGCGAGGTTCCCAGGCTCTCACTCTTACCCATTGATGGGTGAAACCTCGCAAGCCACCAACCGTAACCACAACCGCAATAGTAAAGGAGAAGTCTATGAGGAAGCTAAATGGAATACTGGCAGCAGCCGCGCTCGTGCTGCCGGTGGTGGTTGGAGCGCTTCCAGCAAACGCCTCTCTCCTACTCAGCCAAGAGGTATTCGCTGACCTAGGGGCAACCGGCTTCGGAGATGCTCCCCGGCTCTTGACGTTGCAGAACAACGTCCTCGAATCGGGTGGAACCGTGGCCGGAGTCGGCGGCACTACGCTCCTTACCGGGGGCGCAATCTCTGGTGCTGATAAATCGCTCGTCTATAACGTACAGGTACTCGGCTGGACGAGCGGGGCTAACGTCGGCATCGGCCTCGACACGGATGAGATCGGCGCAACAGCCGGACTCATGTTCAATGCCCTGACGATGACGATTTACAACAACGCGGGAACTGCCCTCGGATCGTTCTCCGGCGACAGCCCCGTTTTCATCAGTGCGGCTTTGCTGGCGCTCCAGCAGGGCAACGGAAACTCGGTGTTCAACATCGGCTTGGATGCGGCACAGCAAGCGCAATTCAACGCCCTCATCGCAGGTCACGTTCTCACGGACCTGTACGTCGGGCTAAGCGCCTCGCTTGGCTGTATCGTTGTAGCTCCGGGCTGCGGCCCATCGAGCGACGGACCGGATAGCTTTCTCGCCTTCCAGCAATCTGCCGTCGTGACACCATTGCCTCCAGCCGCCTTGCTCTTCGCAAGCGGCCTCGGTGGCTTAATGATGCTCGGCGGGCGAAGGCGGAAACGCCAGCTCTCGCAGAAGCTCTCTGCATAATGCCTCGCGCACTGCCTCCGGCGGGATGCCCCTCGCCGGGGGACCCCTAAAGGAGAATCCGCCATGAACCTATTCCCCTCCACCTCCGAGCACGAAACCTTCACCCTCGCAGAAGGCCGCGTGACCATAACCTATCCCGCGAAGCTCAGCGAAGAATCTCTGCGAGACATGAAGGATTATCTCGATATTTTTCTCCGCAAAGCGCAACGCGTCGGACACGATCCTGTGGACGAAATGCGCCCGATAGCCCAAGCGGTATTCGCAGCCGCGAAACACGAGGAATAGCCCCGATGCGAAACCAGTACGCAGGAACTTGCTACCGCTGCGGCCTTCCTGTCCCGGCTGGCGCTGGCTATTTCGAGGTCATCCGCCGCGAAGATCGTAAGCCGGGAGATGGCAAGTGGCGGGTGCAGCATTGCTACCGAAAACACAACAGCGGCATCACATGTGAAATGGCAATGGAAGCTGCTCGCCGCGCCGGTGTTACCGGCCCGAAGGCTATTGATTGGCCAGAATATCTGGAATTGAAGGATTAGCCCGCAGCCATGACAGTCAGAAAGCTCATAGAACTTCTGCAAACGTGCGACCCGGAGGCCGTTGTCCGCGCCTTCGATGCAGATAGCGGGATGCTCGAAGAAGTCTCTGGCGTGGTAACTCACGCACTGGCTGTCGATCTACAAACCGATGACAATCAATAGTTGGATAAATAGGGCCGTAGCTATGACACCTGACGACGAGCGACATATCTCTGCATTGAAGGCGGTTCTGGCTTTGGCGGCTGCAAATTTCCCTGCCAGCACCGACGTTGAAATCATCGTGAATGGAAAAGCTCGCGCGAGCATCTGGATGCCGTCGTACATTCTGCAAATGCTGATCGACAACTCGCCAACCTGAAGGATTAACCCCTCCTAATGCCAATCATCTCCATCACCGACATTGCCGTCACCGAGCGCCAGCGCAATCTCGACCTCGCGCACGTTCGCACCTTGAAGGAAAGCATCCTTTCGAAAGGCATCCTTCATCCTCCCGTGGTCATAAAGGACGGGGACGCTTATCGGCTCGTCGCCGGGATGCACCGCCTCGTCGCCATGCGGCTCTGCAACGAGCACGATGAAATCTTCTCCTACGACGGAATACCCTTGCCTCCTGGCATGATCCCCGTGACGAACGTATGGGACTTATCGCCCGCCGATTTGCTCGAAACCGAATTGGAAGAGAATATCATTCGCCTTGATATTCCATGGCAGGATCGCGCCCGTGCGCTCAGCGCCATCCATGCCCTTCGGCAGAAGGAAAATCCGGCCCAAACCTTTGCTGAAACCGCGCAGGAGCTTTCCGCAAAGGACCCCTCCATCGCGCCAAGAACGCTTCGCCGGGAAGTGCGGAACGCAACCATCCTCGCCGCGAACCTTCATCGGCCCTCCGTTGCGAAAGCGCGGAACGCAACCGAAGCCCTTGGCATCCTCATGAAGGAAGAGGAAGCGAAGGTGGAAGCCGAATTCATCCACCGACGTCAGCAAGTGGCTAATGCTGCACCAGCCGCGTGCTCTGTGCTGCAAGGCAACATGCTTCAGATATTCCCCACCCTCCCGGCAGAAAGCTACGACGCCATCATTGCCGATTTGCCATATGGTATTGACGCCAACTCTGGCGGCTTCCGTTCCCGCACCGTGGAGCACCACAACTATGACGACAGTCCAGAAAACGCCAAAGCCCTCCTACAAGCTGTCATTGTCGAAGGTTTTCGTGTCGCCAAACTACGTTCTAATTTGTTTATCTTCGGGGACGTGGACCTATTCGCATACTTTAAGACCGCTGCTTCAAACATGGGGTGGAAGCCGTGGCGTACTCCTATCGTTTGGCAGAAAAGTGAATCGGAAGGATTGGCTCCTTGGGGCCGCGAAGGTTTCCGTCGTACCTACGAACTTATCTTCTGGGCCACAAAAGGCCAACGGGGCCTCTTATTATCTCCAACAGATGTCATCCCGATTAAGAGGGTTGCCCGTGCGGAGCGCCGCTATGGTCCAGAAAAGCCAGTTGCGCTTCTCGAAAGGCTCATCGAATGCTCGACAATGCCGGGCGATAGTATCCTTGATCCGTGCTGCGGAGCAGGTAGCACGCTTGCAGCGGCCCGGAGGCTAAAGCGAAAGGCCCTCGGCATTGAGCTGGATGCAAGTGCCTTTGCGCTCGCGGTCGTGGCCGCCGATCACGACGAAGTCGAGGACGAAGAACCCGAAACCGAAACCTTGGAAGGCATTGCGTGAACGCCCCGCCGAACATATGGTATGGAACCTCTGGACCGATTGACGCCCCGATCATGCTCGTGGGCGAAGCGTGGGGCGCGGCGGAAGCCGCCGCGAAGTCGCCATTCTGCGGTGGTAGCGGCCAAGAGCTTAATCGCTTACTCGCGGAAGCCGGTTTCGCGCGGGACGCAATCCTCTGTACGAACGTGGTCCCCGCCCGACCATCCGGCAATGAAATGTGGCGCTTTTTCGAGCCGCACAAAGGAAATCCGAACCCGGCCCTCCGCGGACTTCATCCCGGTCCCGAGGTTCATTCCGGATTGCGTTCCCTCTATGCACAAATCCTCTCCTCGAAGCCAAAGCTAATCATTGCCGTCGGAAACTACGCACTGTGGGCATTGACGAACTGCACCAAGTATTCCGTCCCCGCCGATGCGGAGGGCCGTCGCTGTCCGTCCGGCATTGAATCCTGGCGCGGAAGCATGTGGTATGCCGATGCCTCCCCGCTCCCGGAAACGAAGCTCTTGCCAATAATTCATCCCGCCGCCATCATGCGGGAATGGTACAAGCGTCCCGTCACGAAGCACGATTTGAAAGAACGCATCCCGCAGGCTCTCGCGGATGATTGGCGGGGACCGGAGCCGCTCGTGCTGGCACCGCCATCCTTCGAGCAATGTACCGCAATGCTTCGTGCTTGGATCTCTCGCGCTAATAGCCTCCCGCTTCGCCTCGTGTGCGACATCGAAACCGCCCGCGGCCTCATGACGTGCATTGGCTTTGCACCGAGTGCCTCCCTCGCCATGACCATCCCTTTCATTCGCCTTGATGGCAAAGGCTTTGCTTCGTATTGGAACGAAGATGAGGAACTCACCATTTCCTCGCTCTTGCGGAAGCTTCTCTCCCACCCGAACGTTCAGATCGAAGGCCAAAACTTCCTCTACGACACCCAATACATCTATGCTTTTTTGGCTTGTATTCCTCGGCTCGCTTTCGACACCATGCTGGCGCATCATTTGCTTTTTCCTGGAACCCCAAAAGGCTTAGACTATCTCTCGTCGCTGTATTGCCGCTATCACTGGTATTGGAAAGAGGACGGGAAGGAATGGGACATAAGGGGCGATCTGGAAAGCCATTTGCGCTATAATGCTCTCGATTGCCTTCGCACCTTTGAGGTGGCCACCATCCTTCGGCAGCTTATTCGCGACATGGATCAGCTTCCGCAGTGGAGAGAAGAATGTCAGAAGAATTCTCTCGCCCTCCGCATGATGCTTCGCGGAGTCCGCATCGACCAGACCCGGCGTTCTACCCTCGCTTTACAGTTAGCGACCGCGAGGGAACAGTACGCCTCTTGGTTCGAGCGGATGTTACCACAGTCGTTATCGGAAACGAACTCGGATACGAAGTGGTACGACTCACCCTTCCAACAAAAGGAAATCTTCTCGGAGCAGTTTGGGTTACGCCTCCCTCTTCATCGGAAGACTGGACAGCCTACCTTCGGGAAGGAAGCTCTTGGTACTCTCTCCGCCCGCCATCCCGAGTTCGTTCGCCTCTTCGACGCTTTGCGGGACTACCGCTCGTTAGGCGTTTTCTACAATACCTTCGTCAAGGCCCCTTTGGACCCCGATGGTAGGATGCGCTGCATGTTCAACACTTCCGGAACGGAAACCTTCCGATGGAGCAGCAGCTCGAATGCCTTCGGGCGGGGCACAAACCTTCAGAATATTCCAGCTGGGAATGAAGAATGATCGAGGTTCTAATTCAAATGAGGAGTAACCACAATGCCTAAATCCCCCCGCCTTCATGCGAAGATCGAAGAAGCCCCCGACCTTATTAATTCGCCCCCGCACTATACGAAAGGCCGTTATGAGACTATCGACATCATCGAGGATGTTATTCAATTCTATCCTCCGCTCGACGCACACTTAGTCGGGGAGATCATCCGCTATCTCTCTCGCGCCCCTCACAAAGGCACCTTCAAGGCCGACTTAAATAAAGCCGGATGGTATTTGAATCGCCTTATTGCGAACAATGAAGAGGTATAGTGCAAATGTCGGAAAGCTTAAATCTTGAGGTTCTATTCCTCAGTAATGCCGCCTCCACCCCGTTCCGCGCCTACGACGACAGTGCGGCATTTGACCTCAGCGCATGCCTCTTGAATGATGCTGGCCGCTCCTTCACGGCCACCATCGCGCCCCACACCACGAAGCTGATCGGCACTGGCCTTGCGCTCCGGCCTCCGGACGGGCACCTTATCCTTATCTGCTCCCGAAGCGGATTTGCCACGCAAGGGGTATTCGTCGCTAATGCCCCCGGCGTCGTCGATCCCGGCTACACGGGCGAAATTAAGGTCATTCTCTATAATGGCGGGCTGGAGCCATTTTTCGTAAAGCACTGCGACAGGATCGCACAGGCCCTCGTGGTTCCTTTCGCCACCCTCGGCTTGCGAGAGGTTACTGCCTTCCCGCCATCGTCGCGGGGCGACAAGGGCTTCGGGAGCAGCGGCGCATGACAGTCGAGCTGCCAAATATCCGAAAGCTATTCGTCCCCGATCCCGGCTACATCATTTTCGACGCCGACCTCGCGGGCGCTGACGCACAGGTGGTCGCCGCCGAGGCGAACGACACAGCATTGCTGCAAGCATTTCGGGAGGGTCTTGATGTCCATGCGAAAAACGCCGCCGACCTTTGGGGCAAAGCGTTCACCGAACTACCTGACGCCCCGCGAAAGCGGCGTCGTCAGCAATGCAAGCAAGCCGTCCATGGGACCAATTATGGCGCCTCCCCGAATACGCTCTCGTCCATCCTTGGCTGGTCCCGCCGTGAAGCCGAAGATTTTCAGAAAAGTTGGTTTAATCTCCATCCAGGAATCCTCGACTGGCATAAGCGAGTTGAAAGTGATCTTCGTCGCGACCGTACCGCGCGAAACAAACTCGGATACCGCATTATCTACTTTGACCGAATTGACTCGCTACTGCCAGAAGCACTTGCCTGGATACCTCAAAGCACCGTCGCGCTGACCTGCTTTCGGGGGGCACTTCGTCTAGAGGAAACATTTCCCTTCATACAAATTCTTTTGCAAGTCCATGACTCCCTTGTGTTTCAAGTCCCTAAAGATGAAGCTCACCGCGTTAAGGAGTTCAAAGAACAACTCGCAAATCCGATCCCATATGATCCCCCTCTAACGATAGGATGGGGCCTCGCGAAGTCCGACGTGAGTTGG